TTTCAAATTTAAATTGGTCACCAAATCCGTAACCCTCTTTACCCCCACGCATGGTAGCAACTCTACCAGTTTCATCAAATATTTTTTTTGCACTAGCACCTTCTTTTTGCATATCTAAAGCTCTAGCTAAATCATCATTGTCATAATCTACAGCGGCTGGACCTGCCATAGTTTCTCTTATTGTAGGCATAAGATTTTTTGTTTGTTGACCTGTTGATGTAGACTTACCACCTGCAGTTGCTACAGCAGGAACAAGATTTGGCTGTGGTCTTACTGTATCTATTATGTTTAATACAGCTTCTTTATTTGGAACTAATTTAAGTAATGCAAGTCTTGTTGCACTAGTTAAACCAGCTAGATTTGCGCCATCCATTAAAAATGCTTCAGGGTTATTAGCTACATTTTCTTTCCAGTTTTCACCGTAACGTTCTTTTACTGAGGCTATATAATCATCCCAAGGTTTTTCAATTTCATCAACTCTGTTTTCACCTGCAGAATTGAAAACATGATCATTTGATCCTGTCTTTCTTAACAGTCGTGATTTTATAGCTGCAATAAAAGGTACATCATTAGGATTCCAAACAATATTTCCGACTGTCTTTGCAGCATCAGCTATAAGTGTAGGGTCTTCATAAACTTGTTTACCCATTTCTACAGCACCTGTAGCAACATCTTTAGCTATAGACGGAAGAGTATTAACTGCCTGCCTAATTGTTTGACCAATTGTTGGATCTTCTATAGGTTCTGGACGATCAAATACAGGTACATTACCAGCCTGTAAAGTATTACCAGACATATCATAATTTAAAAAGTCTTGCATTCTTCTTAAAAGAGATTGTTCTTCTTCAGCCATTGACGTATTCCCTAAGCTGTTTTAACTTACGTAAAGCAAATGCTTGGCCTTGTAATCTGTACATGTCTTCTAACTTAGAGGCTTGCTCCATAGCCCTATGAACTTCTAAAATTCTTTTATCAACCTCCGCTAAGAAAGATTCCCATAAAGGTTTGTCATTCACTAAAGGCTTTAGGTTGTTCATGGAGCAGCACTTTCACCAGTATTAGCTGAGAAGCCAGGTTCTCCTGGTGTAGGTACGGAACCAGTTCCTATAGTACCACCCCCACTACCTTGGGTATCAGTTGCCTGTGCCCCTGCTGGAACGCCCTGTGGTGGTAATGGTTGTCCGTCTGGCCCTACTTGAGGTGGAGTTGGATTTGCTTCTTTCCATTTCTTTAGCATCTCAGCTTGCACTGTAGCATCCCCCAAAGAGTTTACTAATTTGTCAGGATCAAGATCCATAGACTTAGCAATCTCACGAATAATATAATCCATCTTAGCAAAGGGAGCTAGTACTGGATTCTGTACGACACCAAGGAATTGCATTAGACGTTGGCTTCGTACTTCATTAGCCATCAGGCTTTCTGTACCACGAGCCTTGACATCAAGATCACCTTTGATCTCTTCGTCATAGTCAAACTGCATATTAAAGTTAAAGAAAGCTTTAGCTAGTGGACCTAATAAATAGTCATCAACATTCTTTACTACGTTACGGATACTTCCGTTAGCCGCAGACATAAGCATAGAGATACCAGAGGCAGTACGTCCAACACCAGATACACCTGTCTGCCCGTGAGCAAACGAAGGAAAGCCAGTTGACTCATCAGCTAGTACTCGTGCCTTATCAAACATCTGCATGTTTTCATTAGATACGTTGGGAAACTTAGTACCGAAAATAGCCTGTCCAGGTGCTCCACCTTGGCGACGAAAGACTTTGCCTGGATACACAGATAGATCTTGTCCAGGTACTAAGTTAGTCTCATCTACTTCTATAAGCATATTACCAGATAACGCAGCATTGTCAACAGCCATACGCATAAAGCCATTCATTAATGTTTGCGTATCATCCATATTCTCTGCAATACCAATACCAAATAAACTATAAGGGCTTACTTCGTAGGGTACTGAGTAGTATGGAATAATTGCAGGAGTAAATGGATTCATAACTAAACGTAACACTTGGTTATTACAAACCCAAATATTTACATTTACTTGATCCATATCTTTTAGTTCCGAAGGAATATCAACACTGTAACCTTCAAGAACTTCGATATCAACATTACCCCAGAACTCTAGGACTTCGTAACGTTCTGCTTTGGATTCATTAGTGTCATCCTCCATAGCCTGTTCCCACCACTCTTTAGTGTAGGACTCACCCATGTTCACAGCAGTATCAATAGAATTTTTACGGAAGAAAGGCCTACGCTTAAGTGCTCGTACTTGACTACGAGACATCTTATGACGTTCTACAACGTACTCTGCCTCATCCATATTAGCAGCATCAGGATCTGGATAGAAGTTCCAAATAGAAACAGAAGAAGTTTGAGGTACAGTTTTAATATTAGGTTTGTACTCACCCTCTTCATTCCAATTAGGATACTCTTTGTCTACAGCAAATGGACCTTTCATTACGCCTGTACCAAACAAAGCACATTCAAAAGCAGCTACACGTAATTGTTTATTAGCATTAGACTCTTCAAGTTGATCATGGATTTTCTTTTCCATTTTCTTTGCTGAAACCATTGCGGGATGAAACGTAATCTCTGTAGCAGTACGTCCTGGTCCTTCTTTAAGTTTATCAGCTACTGGTCCAAGTCTAGATTTAAGACCTGCTAGACGTTCACTTAGATCAAGAGTAGTTTCTCCAGGTTGGAGTCTCATTTCTTCAGGGCTAAACTCATCTTTAGCTTTACTTGTTTCTTCATTAGATTCAAAGTTTACTGTCTCTACTACACCTTCAGGTAAAGTTGTAGGGTCAACAGTAATTGGAAATTTATTATTACCAAAAAGAACTTCAACAATTTGTCCGTAAGCAGCTAAGACTTTAGTCTTAGTAACCTTAACAAAGATGCGAGACTTTTCTGTAGAAGTAAATTGAACATCAGGTCCATACAAACCACGATAGTTTCTATAAGCTTGAATCCAACGATGCTCTTCTACTTCACGAGCTTCAGAAGCTTTATAGTAACGGTCACGTACTAAGGATACAATAGTACCAGAAGGTATATCACTCATGTCTCCTTCTTTAGAATCTTCTAATGAAGAGGATTCAACTGAGTCCATCATTATACTCTCTTGGTAAATTTCGTCTTCTTCCATATTCTTTCCTTAATATCCGAAAGTTGGATCACTTGCTTGAAAGCCTGAGTGTTGAGTAGGGTCGTAATCAAAAAGACTACTACGTGGACGAGTCATAACTCCATATCGTAATGCATCATATAGGTGGTCTTCAGCGTGTGTATCTACATCCTCTGGATTTTTTTTATCCAATGGTAAAGCAGGTAGCTGAGAAATAATATTAGAACAACTATTAAAAAATACTAGTCTAGGTTTTTCAGTCCACTCATCTACTTGTAACCTTCTGTGTAATTCGTTCTTACCTGCTACACGAGAACCTCTAGATCTATCTGCAGGTCTCCAGTGACAACCACGTATAATCATTTGTTCTGCTAGAGAGGGTCCAGTGTCACCACGCTTGTGCCACAAACTACTGTCAAGTACACCATAACGTATCTTCTCTTCTGATTCAACATTTAATATCATATCAGCTAAATCAGTAGCAATAACTTTAGATACATACATCTCCCTATAAACAATTAATTGTTCATCAGGAGCTACTGCAATCCATACAACCCCTGTATAAGAACCATAACCGTAGTCACATGCACGAAACTTAGCCCAGCTAGCAGGTATATCAAAGGGTTCTATTACATGTATGTGTCTATTAAACTCTGAGAAGGCTGCACCTTCGTTAATATCCCAGTCACCTTCTAGTAACTGCCTACGTTGATGCTCAGGTAACGACAGGAGGTTAGCTTCGTACATACCATCTTCAGCTAAATAGGGGTTATCAAACAAAGTAGCAGGTATAAACCTACGTTTAAAGAGTGGTTCACCTTCTTTAGTGTGACCTTTAGGCCAAGTAATAGTTTCTCCTGTTTCCCTATCAGTAGCCCAAAAAGCAGTATCAGGTACGTTAGGATCAATGAAAGTCTTCTTAACCCACTGGTGTCCTGGGCCTCCTGGGTTACTTGTAGCCCTCATATGGAGGGGTAACCCTGAATCTTTAGTAGTACGTAGCCTTGAGCGCATGTAATCCCAGGGATAAGGCGTAGGCCACTGTGTCATCTCGTCAAAGCCAATCCAATTAAAGGCTTGACCTTGGTATCGCATCACATCATCGTCCCTATCTAGGTAGGACATCCACAAAGTAGCTCCCGATGGTGCAACCCAAGTCTTATCCCGTTCCATAAACTTAATCCCAGGTATTGCCTTGGGGTAAAGGAGCTTGGAAACAGATATAAGCTCTCTTAATTCTTCTGTACTCCTACGTACCAGCAACATTGTAGCATGTGGGTTGTTTAACCAACGTACTGGGTCTGCAATCATGGCGTATGACTTGCCACCTCCAGCAGATCCACCATATAGTACCTCTTGTTCAGTAGAAGCTAAGAAATCTGTCTGTGGACCTGGGTTAGGCTCAAAGATAATCTCCCTAATTGCTGTTTCTACCTCAAACTCAGGCGGCTTGACCTGTGCTGGCACTGTTTTCTTTTCTAACTCTTGCACCGATACGTTGGTTTTCAAGCCTTTCGGCTTTCTCTGCGGCTTCTTTGTACTT